GTAATGGAAATCAAACAGAATTATTAAAACTACATTTTAGAGTTGGAGATGTAAATGATAACTTTCAACCACAATCATTCAGAGTGGCTACTAAGTATGAGGGTAGTACAGGATATTATACTTATTTAACTAATGGTAATTTTGCTAATATAGCTAGCAGAGAGAGTTTCAATAATAATAGCGAGGGCGCTAGCACCCCTTTATTCCCTCAGACTTTTATGCTAGGCGGTATAGTAAAAAGATATGGAACAGCAGGATTTGAAACTGGTGGCGCACCTTTTACCTCTAGTATGAATGGAAGGTTAGGCCCGTGGGCTATCTGGAGTAGGAAGCTAACCGAAACTGAATTAGAATATTTATATAAACCTGTTACAGCTCCTAAAAATATAGATCCACAAATACCCTTTGTTCCACGCCCGTATTATGAATGCACTGGAAATTATACAGGTATAACTGGAGATCGTTTAGTAGCATGGTGGGATGGGACTACAGGCATAATTCCGACCACAACTGAGACGGGTATGTTAGATATACATACTGTAGGGCCTTACCACTTAACAGGTAGTGGATCATTTATTGGTAGTGATGAAAGTTACAAAGAAGCCACTATAACAAAACTTAACAATGAAACGCCTCCATACCCTCGGTTTGGTGGCTTTCCAGGAACTGATGGATTTAGTTATGAACGAAACTCTAGTATATACTAAAACAGCTAAACAAGCTTTAGATAAGATCAAAGATATCTCTCACAAAAACTTTACAATAGAGGTTTGTGGGTTTCTTGGTTATGACTCTAGCAAAAAACAATATGTTGTGAAACTAGAGCGTAACGTGTCAGATAAACCAAAAGACCATTTTATGATAAATCCCTTAAATTACTTAATTTTTAAAGAGGATTACGAAATGGTTGCTGTTTTTCATAGTCATATTAATGGCGACGAGAAAGAGTCAGATTTTGATATAAAGATGGCAGAGAACTGCTGTCAGGCTTTTTTAATATATAGCCTTAACACAAAAAAAATAAATATTTACACACCCGAAAACTTAGAGGGGAATGTAAATAAACTAGAGAGGATTAAGGCTATCAAATGACAATAGTAAAATTACATGGTATTTTAGGGAAGGAGTATGGTCATACTTTCAAACTTAACATAGGGAACCCAAAGCATATATTACAAGCTATTGATTGTAATAGAAAAGGTTTCATGAAGAGGTTAGTCGATCTGCAATCTGATGGGCAAGGCTATGAGATAATAATTAATAAAAAAAGAACATCTGAACCTTCTGAAATAGAACTCCACAAAAAGCCAGAAACAATTGACTTGGTTCCAGTTATAGTAGGCTCTAGTGGTGTTGAGCTACTTCTAATTGAAAAATTATTTTTTGTGATAGTTTTTGCAACTATTTCATATGCGTTGACTCCCAAACCAGAAGTTGACGCTTTAGAGATACAAGCAGGAGCTAATACTCAATCTTTAATATTTAGTAACCGAGTAAACGTGGCGAGCCAAGGTTCTCCAGTCCCGATAGGATATGGACGTTTAAAGGTAGGAACACAAGTTATACAAGCAACAATAAAATCTTTCCCCCAATCAACAGATCCTAATTCAATATTAGTTGATAAAAACTATAAGGGAGAGGTTTCAATAAACACTAATCGGATTCAAGATAGTAGACCTAGATTTATAGAATGAAACATATTCTTAAAAAAATAAGTATAGCTGGTGCTGGAAGAGGTGGGAACCAACCCAAACCCCCAGTCTATAAACCACCCATACTAGGTGAGCTTCAATATGGAGCTTCTCATAGCTTTGCAGAAACAATAGATTTGATTAGTGATGGTCCGATTGAAGGCATAGTAGATCCTGATGGTAGGGTTTTAGATGGCATAAGACTATTACAAGGTATTTATTTAGATGATACCCCTGCTGCCATTAGTAATAGACCATCTGCTAACGAACAAATAACTGAAATAGAAATTGAAGCAGCTGAAGAACTTAATGCTCAGTTAAATAATGACACAAGTGCAGCTGTAACTAATATAAAAAGATTCTTTAGAGAGTTGGGTGAGTCAGATCAAAGATCTGCTAGCGCGTTGATATCAAATCTACAAGCTGATCCTGATGTAACTCCTCCGAACTTTGAATCTTATGCTTGGCCTGATTGTTCACTATATTACAGGTTAGAATCTAAAACTATAGCTGCAAATTATGATGCCGATGAGGATATAGCTTTTGTAGAAAAGAAAAACAAAGAAGGTTTCGGATTAAGAGCTTTTGTTAAAGATGAGGAAGATAATAAAACATTTAATACTTTTTATAATGAAGAGCTTTTCACTACTTTGAGTCGGACTAATTCTAGATTTAGCTATAACGATAGATTCCCATATGATCATGGCAGCGTTTACTGGATGGATAATACTAACGAAGCAAATTCAAAATTAATGCTATCGTTATATAGCAATTTACAACTAAACTTCTACAGCAGAGGACATGAAACTCGATTAGATCAGACTAGAACCGCAGTTGGAACTCCTTTTGCGACAACGGAAATTATAGATAATCCAAATAATCCATTTAATCAGCAACATCAGCGAAATGATTGGGGTTCTGTTCTAGCATCTTTCGGATCTTATTTTAGAGATGGTATAAAAAAAGTATATGATTTCATCAATACTGATGAATGCTTACAACCAATACTTGATTTTGTAGAAACAAATAGAAACGAGGATGGTAATAAAGCACAACTTGCATTAGCTGAAACAGCATTATCTCCTTTTCTTTTAGAAGCCCCTAACGCTACATTTAGAGATGGTTTTTTTGCGACACTATCAGATTCTTACAGTGATGAAGAGAAGCCATGTCTGATCGCAGCTGCTAAGGTGAAGGAAGAATCAAACGCAAAGTTAAATGAATTAAATATTTCTGTGGGGCAAGATGAGGATGGAAATTTAATTTTAGAAAACATGGTAACTAGACCATTTGGAACTGCAAATGGTTACTCTGTGCAAACAAAATTAGAGCAAAGAGGTGTTAAAGTTTACGATGTAACTTGCCCGACTATACAAGCAGACGGAACGCTGACTGGTGACATTGATGGATTTATAATATTTAAAATACCATTAGAAATACAAACTAATCAAGATAATCTATTAGAAATACTACAATCTCTTCGTGTTTCAGAATCAGATATGAGAGGTGGGCTTGGTCTAAATCGAGATGAAAGTTTAAATAGAATCTCAACCGATTATCAAAACAAAGGATATACCTATTCTGTCAATAAAGAAATTTATACTCTATTAAAAGATATAGAATCTTTCAGATATAGCAAAACTACAATACCTAGATCTTTATTAAACCAGTATAGTTTTAGTGATTTAAAATTTAATTTTTCGAACGTATTAGCTGAGTTTAGAGAGGGGTCAGAGTATCAAGATCCATTAAATTATTTTAAGAGTATTTTCATTGATCATGTATACCAAAGAGAATTATTTGGTCCTTTTAATGCTGATAGAATTGCCACTGGCCCTGAAATTTCTAATGGCAAAGATCAAAAAGGATCTCAAAAGAATGCACCTCAAAGGTTAGCACAAAACACAGATCTACTAACAAGATCTCAAGTATTAGACAAGTCCACAGCAGATAATTATAATCTAGGAGTAGATTCAGATGGCTTGCCTATCGAAGAAGGTAGCGACGATAAAAGAAAAACAGGCAACAGTGAAAGTGGCTTAGTCTCTAAAAACTATTCAGATTGGGCTAAGAGACAACTAACAAACTGGAACGAAGATGCTGTATCAGTTATACATACTGTTTATAATCCAAACGTCACTAGAGCTTTCATATCTCTAAATATTTCAGACCTCAGTGATACTCTGAGTTTCCCAGAGTTAACACCAACAGCTGGACTTGACGGAGAAAAAATGGAGATAGCGGCTAAGTTCCCTGCTGTGCTAAATATAAGGGTAGAAACAGGTAGTCTTGGAATAAATGAGGAGGGAGATTCAGGTATAGAACAACCCTATAGAACTTATAACTACAGGATTGTAGCTTTAATACAAGGTAGCACAATAGTTGATATTGGTAACCCTGATTTTGAACCAGAAGAATCTAGACAATTTGTTGTTTCATTAGATGGTCAAGATGAAAAATTAAACGCTGGGTTTCAACTGCCACCCACAGTTACTACTAAACAAGCTATTATCTTAAGCTCAGATGGAGAAAGAGGAGTAGGAGTAGACACGATTGATGAAGATAGTAGTATAAAAAGATATGTAAAAGTTACCAAGTTATCTTTTGAAACAAACTCTGTTTTGATTAATAAAATAGTCACATTAGATAAAGTCACAGAAATTATTGATGTGCCTTTGCCATACCCGTTTTCAGCGATAGTGGGAACTAAATTAGACTCTAGATCTTTTAATGCGATACCAACAAGATCATATGATTGTAAACTGAAAAAAGTTAAAATACCCAGTAACTACAGTCCAGTTTTACCAAATGGTAAAGATAAAAGATACTATAATAATCAAGCAGAATTTAACTCTATAAGTAAAAAAGATAAATCAGTATATAATGGTGATTGGGATGGATCTTTCAAAGAAGG